TTCTACATATATTAACCCAAGGTCCTTTTGGTTGTTTACTACCTTTAGGTTTTTTCTTGGTTCCAAACCAAACACCTAAATCTTCATTTAACGGAATTTTATCAACATCAATCCATTCAGATTCACCGATAGTTATAAAATCATGGTTATTTTCCACATGTTTTGTTCCACGACCCGCTTTCTTTTCCAAATGAGCAATTTTCTTTTTAGGTGTACTCATTTTACCGTCCATTGCGTCATGTTCTAACTCAGGACTATCATATGGTGTTACGGAAACATCAAAAGGTGATAATTGAGATTTTTTAAATTTATGATAACCTGGTACTATTGGTGGAACATAAAATCCTGTACCTCCATTACTAGATGCTGTCATCTCTTTTAAAACCTTTTTTATAACACTTTCTTTTGACATATTATATGATTATACTTATAAATATCTTAATAACATAAATAAGAATGGAAGAACAACAATTATTCGGTAAATTATTTAAAACAGTACCTTTATATAGTGAGGAACATTTAGAAGTTATATTACAAACAATAAATAAAGAATCTGCCAATTTTTTTATGATTCAAGCGGTTAAACACGCATTTGATAGTGGAGTGTATACAATAGGTGAGACAGAAATATTATCAAAATGTATTAGATTATTGGCTAAAAAAGAAGAGGAAGAAACCGTTAAAGAAGATTCAGTAGAAAATTCACAAGATTAATTTTGATAATTAATTTTTTTTAGGTATCTTTGATATATGAAAAAGATACTAATAGTTCTATCTCTAATGATTACTTCTCTTGTTTCAGGTCAAACAAGAAAAGACACTATCAAAGGTACTTTGAATATTCAGTTATTGAACTCAGTTCTTTTGGAGGTGTCAAATGAAATGACAAAAGACACATACGTGAAATTAGATAGTGTGACCAAAACTTTCATTGAACTTTATGGTAAAGATAGTGGTGTGGTTCATAAATACCATGGACTAAACTTTAAAGCTGCTGAATACCAATCTTCATACTTGGCAAAAAATGTAACTGTTTACAATCCAAAAGATAATTGGCACAGAAATTATAAAACTCACAGGGGTGTATTACTACATGATGTTGTTGAAAGGGTTGATTATTTTGACCCCAAAAAAACAGTAAGTGTTTGTGCTGAAATTTGTACAATTGGATATCTTCACAAAGCGGTAACTTATGAAGATTTGGCTAAACAAGTTATAAATAACTTTTTTGGGTCTTTCCCTCATAGAAGAGCTTTGTTATCTGATAGACCTTACTTAAGTTTTTCATCAACTGAAGGTATGTTTGGATTTAATGGTGAATACAAATGTGTTTTTGTGGTGGGAGTTCTTACTGATTTCTAAACACAGTAAAAAAGGTGAGAGTATTCTCACCTTTTTAATATAGTCTATTATCCAAAGTGGTTAAAGCAAATTTTAAAACTCTAACATAATAATACCCATCTCTGGCAGCAACTAATACAGGTCTACCTTGACTAACATAATCAGTTGTTGATTCTGCTCTTTTATCATAAACACCTTGAACTTCATCGGGATTTTCAAATTTACCAAATGAAAGTCCTCCAACAATTATTTCGTCCCCACTTATTGAAGCTTCAGGTGATGGATTATTATTTAAACCACTATTATCAAAAGTAGGTAGAACGTTTTCACCTAAATCTTTTATATCAGAACTTAAAATTCCGATATCAGCATTAGTTAATCGTTTGGCTGGTACTACACCACCACCAAATTTTCGCAAGTCAACAAATGTTTCAACTTCAGATATTTTTTCAGTTTCACCTTTTGTTGGTGTACCAGGTGTTTTGATAATTGTGTTAGGTTTTTTTAAATCAACTGATGTTTTTGATGGTTTTACGGTTACCATTCTATATTCAGAACCTCTTTTTCCTTGCTGACCATAATAACTAATCCCTGTTTCGTAATTAATTTTTTCAGTAATATCTTTACCTGTTTTATCTAAAACATCTTTAATAATTAATTCACCTAACATTTTTGCTCTTGTATCGGCAAGATATTGATTCATTTCACTAGGATTAGTTTTACCTCCATAAGGTGGGGTATCAGGATGGTCTAAAGAAGAATATCCTGAAGGAACATCTAATGTAGGTCTTGCTGAGTCCGCAGTTCCTTGAATTGTAAATGTCGCCATATCACTTAAAGAATTACCTTCTTTAATAAATTTATCTATACTGTTAATAAATTTGTCATATTCTGCCTTTGCATTAGGGTATGATTCAAATTTAGGTTTAACCATATTATCAGGATATGGAAAAGAGTCATCAATAAATTTTAACTGGTCAAAAGATGGTGTCGGCGTATCTGTAGGCGGAGTATCTGATGTTTTTCCTTTAGTCACTAATCTAATCGCACTTGTTATCGTAGTTAAGTTATAGTTTTTACCATTATAATTAACATCTGACGCATTTACACCACTAGGATTTGTTAAATCAACATTTCCTTTGGTACCACCTTTCCAATCAAATTTTGGTTTTTTATTTTTTTGTTCACTAACAATTACACCTCTTTCGTGGTTAAAAAGGTATAACATTCTAGTTAGTTCTTCATTTAATATTACTTTACTCATTTGTTTTTAATATTTAAACATCACCCTTCATTACATCAGCAGAGCCAACGGCCGCTGGTGTTCCTCCTGTAGTTGGTGTTCCTCCTGTAGTTGGTGTTCCTCCTGTAGTTGGTGTTCCTCCCGCAACTGGTGTTCCTCCTGTAGTTGTACTACCTCCTTGACCTGAAATAACACCACCACACGCAGTAAATGCTGATGATGTTTTACCACCCATTATACCATCCTCAACTAATTTAGTAGGTAATTTATCTGCAGGACATTTATCATTAATTTTTATTTGTACTTGTAAAACTTTATCTTTACATTTTGGACCTTTTTTTAAACCAGCACAAGTTGCGGTTTTCCATCTTTCAGTTGTTGTATTACCTGTGGTCGCACCTGTTGTTGTAGTATTACCTGTGGTAGTACCAGTTGACGCTTGTTCACTTAATAAAGACATCTTATATTCTTCGTGTAATCTTAAGATTGATTGTCTATCCGATTCTGTTATTTGTATTCTTTTTTTCATTTTTATTTAAGCATTTAAATATTTATCTAAATCCGCATCTGATGGTGTTGTTGCGGCAACTTTTCCACCTACATTTGAGCCACCTTTTTGTTTAAATTCAGGGTCATTACATGTGTAATTAGCCATTTTACCATCCTTCATTTTCTTTCTACCGTTTGAATAGTAATAAACTCCATCGATTAAATACACAACACTACCATCAGACATTTTTTGTTCTTTAGCATTTGGATGTGATGCAACACAAGGAAAATTTTTAAACGCCTCAACTGATTTTGTTTTATTTTGTTCTTGATTTTGAACATCAACTTTTGGTACAGTAATTTTAATTGAATTTTCTTTAAAAATATCATTACCTGAAGTATCCACGTCATCTTGATATGTCATTGTAATACCAATACTTTTAAGGTGTGTTGCAATTTCTTGAACCGAGTTTAAATCATCAGTTCCAAATTCGTCATTAAGCATAAATGCAATTGATGGATATGGTGGTAATTGTCCTTTTTGTTGTGAATATGTTACAATATATTGATTAACCAAAGAAAAGGTTTTAACGTCGTTAATTTCACTTATTGCGGAAACAATTGCCGCTTCATCGGTACCCATACCAACAGAAGCTGTAGCCAATTTAGCCGCAATTCTTTTTGCATTTTTTGTGACTTCATCCGTTTGTTCAGTTAAATATTGTCTTTTCGTGGCGTTTTCATGAAGATTTAAGATTCGATTTTTGTCTTCTTCACTTATTAAAAATAAATTTTTCATTTTTTGCAAGTTTTTATTATATAAATATCAAACATTCAAAAAAAAGTCGTATATTTGTATTGTAATTAAAAGAAACGATTCAGATACAGATATTTAATTATAGGTGGTCAGGGTGAAAAAATCCTGATTGAAACAGGGAAGGAACGATTCAGATACAACCCCCTGTTTTTTATATCCAAATAACCACTTGGTCTCTACCAACCCTAAAAGGATTATTGTATGTTTCCCTGAATACAGTGGTTATATAAAGTTTCCAATATAAACCCATTTCTTGATTTGGAACAACAGACATGGCCATGTTTTTTTCAGGTGATTTAATTACAAAAGCATCACCTTCACCAATCTCACCTGAAATAATCTTTTCAGCAATTTCATTTCGAGCTTGTTGTACGATATAACTTATCTCCCCATTTGAAATTTCCCTATCGTCATACCCCTCAATACCCTCTCTTTTCCTTCTTATATAGGCGTGGTGAGTTCTGTCAACATCAAATGCAAATGTCACCTCAATATTTGCTGACAACTGAGCAATTCTTTTTTCTAATAAAAGACTTTCTTTGATTAATTGACGTAATAAACTCATATAATATAAATACCTATAAAATAAAAAAGGTCAGAAAAATCTGACCTTTTTAATATTTCCCTTAGGAGATTGATTATCTCAATTCTCTTAAATCAAATGTACGAACACCGTCTACAGTAATTCTTCCGTAAAATCTGTTGTTCACCATTTTTTTCGCGTATCTTGTCATAATACCTTTAATTGGTGTAAAGTTAAACGGATTATACATTGTAGGAGTTAATTGTAGAGGTACATACGGTGCGTAAATGTAACCTGTGTCTAACAATGACGTTCCTTTGTGTCCAATTAACACTTGGTTAGCTGGGAAGTAAGGGTCACGGTAAACTTGGTAACGACCTGCTAATGTACCAACTCTTTCAATACCCATGTTGTATTGGTCTTGCTCAGGAGATGCGTTAGATACGTGGAAGTATTCTAAGTCATCAAAGATAGCTGAAACTTCAGAAGATACAACAATCCAGTTAGCTCCACCTCTCAATGTTGATTTGTGGATTTGTGCCGACAATTGGTTGATAGCTGTAATCAATGTTTGGTTCCAGTCTTTCTGAGTGTAAGATGTAGTTTGAGAAATTCTTCTCCATCCGTTGTAGTCCCAACGTAAGTTCCAAGCCGCACCTTTACGTAAGTCACGTAAGATTTCACGGTCAATCTCAGCAGCTACTTGCTCAGATAACAATGCTGTTAACTCAGCTTCTGCGTCGATGTTATGGAATGCTGCTACGTCTTGAGCTAATTCAGGAGACCATTGTGCTCTTAGTTTTCTTTCTGTTACAGATACAGTAACTGACTCAAGGTCGAAAGAAACTTCACCAATTTTGTCTTCGAATTCTAACTCTTCGTAACGTCTCCAAGCTGCGTAGAATGAAGTACCAGATACAGCCTCTTCGATTGTAGTACCAGTGTAACCATCTAAAGATGTTGAGTTACAATCAGCACATACAGGACAAGAAAGGTCTACTTCTAAGTAGATACATCCATCTGCAGAACAGATATTTTTAAATGAACCTCCGTTACCTGTTGAAGGCCAAGTTGTTGAAGTAGTTGTACCATACTGAACAATACCTTGACCATATTGTTGAGTTACAACTCTGAACAATAATGGACCTGTAGACACTGTACAAGGTGAATCAGATGCTACAGTTAAACCTGAACCTGTGAAGATAATCAAACTAGATAAGAATTCTTCAGTATCCATTTCGTTACCGTTAGGTCCGATTAATTTACCAGCACCTGTGTCTGCAAAACCACACATTTTAACGATAACTTTTCTTGTGTTACCTGAAGCGATTTCAGTACCAATGTTACCGTCAACTAAATTACCATTTGACCAATATTGAATATCAGTACTTGCGGTAATAGCCGACCAACGACCTTTTGAGTAGTCAAATAAACCTGCTGGGTCTAAACCTGGTTCAGTACCTTCGTAGAATAAATCATAAAGGTTCTTAGTGTATGCTCCAGCTCCTGTGTATCCAGCATTTGGGTCACCAGGATAGTTACCAGGACCACCTACAGGTGCGTAGTGGTCACCTGAAGATACATCACTCCACTGAGTGTTGGTACCACCAGAATAACCCTGAATTTTAGGTACGAAGTAGAACAATTTACCGATAGGTAAGTTCATAGCTTGTACAGAAACGATATCGTTTGCTAACAATTTAGAGAACACACGTCTAACGATTGGGAATACAACAGTTTCAAAAGAACCTGAAGAACCGTCAGAAGTTGCTTCGTTAATCAAGAAGCTAGCTTGGTTTTCATAAAGCTGAGCTACGTTTTCTTTTAGGTGGCCTTTAAGACCTTCAAGGAACCCTAATTTGTCCCATTTGTTAATTGTATCTTCTTTGATAACTTTAAGGTGCTTAAGACCGATATTACCAACAAGACCTGATTCTAATAATGCTCCCATTTTTTTGGTTTTTTATTAATTTGTTTAGTTTATTTTTATTTTATTTTATTTTTGCCATTAAATCTTTCATTCTTAAGAACTGAGGATTTTCATAAGTTTTAGACTCAATCAAGTTAGCCGCTGAACCTGTTGCTTGTACGTTTTCAATTTTACGTTCAATTGACTCATTCATTGGTTGACTTGTCTTAACTGAAAGCTCATCTTTAATAGCTTTGTATAAGTTCTTAGATTCTTTGATAGTCTCAACACTGTCAAATCTTCTCAAGATGTTAATTTTTTCTTGTTTAGATGTTGAGTGCTCAGTAAACAAACGTGTTGCGTAAGCCAAGTTAGAATTAAACACAGCCACTTCATTTAATTTGTTTCTGAATACATTAAGTGCTTTTCTGTACTCTTCATTTTTCTCTCTAAGAATTTGTACTTCTTTTGCGGTACTTTCAAAAGTTAGGTTTCTGTTAGGTGTGACCGCTTTTCTTAAACCACGACCTGATTTAGAACCTTTTCCGTAAGTTCTTGCCGCCTCTTTGGTTTCCATCTTTTTAACAGGTTTCATTTTACCCTCAAGATTTTCGCCTTCTTTGTACTCAAATTTTGCCTTACCTGTACCCATGGTTTTGTTAGCATTTTTCTTAACAGTTTTAAAACCACCTTCCATGTTAGGTTTGCTTGAATACAATTTTTTCTTATTTGGATTACCCATTCCAACACCTTTTGGTTTCATAGTCATTTTAGATTCCATCATAGGTTCGTCCATGTCTTCCATGTACTCATCACCTTCTTCAAGTTCATAATCTTTATAATGACCATCTACATCACCAATTTTGTGTCCTTTTCTTCTTTTGAAATCGTGTTTGTTTCCTCCGTACATTTCTTCCATGTCACCCATGTCGCTCATGTCTTCGTCATCCATAACAATTTCATATACTATTTTGTCAGAATCTTCTCCTTCTTCCATGTCTTCCATTTCGTACATATCACCATCTTCCATTTCCATATCAAACATGTCGTTTTCATCATATGAATCTTCTTCATCATCAAACATGTTTTCAGGTCCCATGTAGTTTGGGTCCATGTCTTCATCGTAATCGTCTTCATCAGACATGAAAATTCTTTCAACAATACTTTCGATTGATTCTTCACCGTCTTCTTCTTCGTACATGTCGCCTTCTTCCATGTCGCTCATGTAATCAGCACCAACCATTTCTTCTAATTCAGAATCCATGTCAACCATGTCATCTTCACCTTCACCAACAATCATGTATTCATTTTCATTATCTTTAAGATTAATGTTACCAGCTTCGTCTTTAACAACAACAATGTTGTCTTCAGGTCCCGCTAATGAAAATACACGTAAGATTTCATCTTCATCTTCAACGTCAGTTAAGTCGATTGTGTCTTCGTCATCCATGTCACCCATGTCCATGTCGCCCATGTCCATATCGAGTTCGGTGTTATCAGCGTCCATTTCATCACCCTCAGGTGCGTCCATGTCAACTTCTGCATCAACCTCAATTTCGTCGTCTTCTTGTTCAGACAGAGATTCTTTTACTAATTCTTTGATTTCTTCCTTCATTGTTGAAGCAAGTATTCCTTTTGCATTTTCAGCAACCGCTTCTTCCAAGTTTTTCATTTGGATGATTGCTTCCTCTACTAAAGATTTTTCTTTTGCCATATTTTTGTTTTATTTAATATATAAATATTACCATTTATCAAAAAAGTTTAATTTTAACTATTTCGATAAATGATTTTTTATTTACATATAAATATTTCCAATTTGACAAAAAATAAAAAAGGGGACTAAATGTCCCCTCTTTCAATTATTGAATGTATAAATAAATTATTCTATCACCTCATCAATTTTACTTTCAACAATTGCCGTAATCCTCCAATCTTGTGTGTAGTTTTGGTAAATCTTTGTTACTTTAGCTTCTACATCGGTAGGACTATAACCCCTGACTAGTTTCTCTTCTCTTAGTTTTTTAATTTTTCCTGAATTTTCATCAACCATATCAGTTGTGATTTTTGCTACAAAATATTTCTCGTTCATAATATAGATTTTAATAACCTAAATAATCGGTTAATCTTTTCATTAAGTCAATAGATTTGTTAGCAGAAGGTCCAACTTCTCTCTCAGCTCTCATTCTTTTTTCTTCATCAAGATTTTCCTCAAAGTTAAATCTTTCTTCAGGTTGACTAAATAAATAAGCCCCTGGTGTTGATGGTGAGGAAACCAAGTCAAAACATATTAATTCAAAATCATCCTGTACTTCATTTTGTTCCCCAACTTTTTTAAGTGAGCCAACACCTCTTGATGATATACCTAACGTAACACCTTGTCTTAGGTAGTTAGCTGCCATATCTCCCTTTGTAGAAACAATTCCTCTTTCATGGAAACCTGGTGAAGTCAACAATTTTAATTTACCCATTAATACAGGTCCATCCCACCATATATCAGTTATAATGTGAGAAACTCTATCAAGGTCAATTAATGATGATTCAGGGTGATTTAATTCAGATAATGAAGTTCCTTTCTGAATCATTTTTTTATAATTGTCCGCCTCCCTTTTTAAGATACGTTCAGGATATATTCTTCCGTTTCTATTTGGTGTATTATATTTTTGTAATACTGCGTAAAACTCAAATGGTTTGGAGTGGTCTAACATACCTTTAGACTCCATAATATATTGATTGTTTTCCGTTTTTGGATTAATAAATCCCGCATCGTATTCAATCAAAATACCTTTACCACTTTCATAAGGTTTTAATATTTTCAAATCCATCTTTATTATTTTTATTTAATAAATATCAAAGATTTCTTATTTGTAGTGGTTCTTTACTTGTATTACCTTTTTTTGTTAAATAAAATCTAAAATATTGATTGTTGTAGAATACTTCATCGATAATGTTATTTGATATTTTTTTAAGTGATTCTTTAATCTCCTTAGATTTAAAATCAATATCATTTTTATTTAGATAAAGTGTTATTTCCAAATTCATAAATGATTTTTTCCCCATTGTAATACCACTTGACCTTAAATCTAAATCTACAATAAATTTTTCTTCAAATAATTTTCTATCAACTGAATCAAATGTTGCGTGTTTTATCGCCCGACTCATGTTTAATACGATTCTATTCCAATT